TAATGCAATTGATACTAATGATCAGTTGCCATATGACCAGGTTAACTATCCTGGTGGAGAGACTATTACTCCGTTCTTACAGATTCATGATCAAGTTTACATTACCGCTACTACTGTTGGTGGTAAGACATCAGTATCAGGTTCTAATTTTAAAGCTGGTTTGATTAGTGTTAATCATAATGTAACAGCTGGGTCTGATAATATTGGATTACTATTACATTTGGTACCTGGTAACCATCGTGGTTACCTAGCGGAGAGGATGACATGAGTACTCCTATCGCTAAACCTGTTGAGACTGTTATGGCATCAGCCAAAGTCGCTTATCTAGTTCAACTGATTAAAGACAACCAGCTGGTTACAGCGTTGATCGTATTCGTAGCCTGGCAGGTCGGCTTAATTGCCGATGCGCAGGCAGCAGTTGCAGGAGTTTGTTAAATATGGCAGTGAAATATGGTAAGAAATTTAAATGCACTAAGGGTAAGCACAAAGGCAAAATGGTTTGCTATGCTTACACTAATGGTAAAAAAAGCACTAAACGGATGGTGTTACATCGTGGGCGTCGTTGATTGGTTAATCGACTATACTGTCGGTCAGATGGAATCTGAGTTTGTAATCCATTTATTGGATACGGATTGGGTTAGATGAACGCTTTGAAGAAATGGCTTCTTGAGAAGGTGGCTGTTGAATCTTTAGAGAGACAAGGAAGGTTGCCAGAAGGTACTGGTAAACTTTTGATGGGTTATACTATTTATTCGATAACCCCTAGTATGGTTAAAACTGCAATTCCCAGATTGGGTTATTCTATTGCAGGAAAGTTTTTGCCGTCGTCGGCAAGAATACAGGCACCTGGTACGGAGCTACCCCATGCTCCTAAATCTATCCAGGGCCCAAGGATTAGATCCCCCCCACGTATACGTCCAGGGGGAGGTCGAGCGTTAGCAATACCAGCACTCAATCTAGGATTGGGAATAATGGTTGCTGGTCCTGTATTGGAATGGATGGAAAGAGATTCTTACATCACTGATGCCACATAACCACACTACTCTTTGGTGCGGGAGCAAGCGAAGCGATGTGACCCGGTGAGTGGGTGTACACCTCTGTAATAGTCTTGGTATAGAGGTGTAGAAAGTGCCGTTTTCCTCGGAAGAGTTTATGGGCCATTGGAACAGAGAGCGGCACTGTGGAGTTGAGTACCTGTTATCCGTTGCAGCGCCTACTGGATGGATGTACTCAACTAAAGACAAATTACGGGTTACGAGTGAGCGAGCCCGGACATTTGTCAACTAAGAGATGTTGTAAGCGGGGTTGTCATTGGTGCGACTACCGTTTAAGAGCTAGACATCTCAAAAAACTAAACCGTCTGGAAGAGTTGGTCCAGAAGGAGCCCGAGAAGTGGAGATTTGAAACTTACACTTTACCAGGAGATCTCTTTGAGATCCGAGGAGCTTCTTTGTCTGAACAGTTACACACATTTAGAACTGCGAAGAAACGGTTTCGTAAAAGACGTGGAGGAATGACCTCCTCTTATGTAATTGAACATACAAAGAACTCCTCGTCTGGAAACTGGCATTTACACTCACACGATCTAGTTGCCAGTGGTGATGAGTACACTGATTTCTCTGGAAGAGTGAACGAATTACAAAAAGCATGGTTACAATGTATTGACAAAAGTACAACTAACCATTTGCTTAACTTCGATGTCCCTTTAGAAGTGGTTGGAGGACGGTCCATAGACGTCCAGCGTGTTAGCGACAGTGGTTTGGCTAGTTATATGTCCAAAGCGACCCGTTACATGACGAAGGGTTCAAGTGTTCAACATGACCGAGATTGTACCGAAGTATCTTCGGCTATGTACGGGAAACATGTTTTTGGCACGACAGGAAGTTTATGGGGGACAAAATATGGTAGAATGTGAGATGTGTGGAGAAGACTGCAAGGATTGGGAAGCCTGGATATTTGCCAGGCAGGAAGATCCATACTGTTATAGTTGCACAATCGGAAAGAAATGGAAAATGACTGAGGACGATTGGGAGGCTAAATTTCATGAATTGCAAGAAGTGTGAAGTTAGACTCAATTGGGGTGTTGCAGAGATTTTAGTCTGCCCCAAGTGCAATGATATCTTCCGTGAGATTATTAAGCCTAATTTGCCTCGGCTTAATCATGGCTCGCAGACGGAAGAAGAGTAGAAGTTCAAAATTAGATAGTGTAATGACTATTCCTTTTGTATTAAGTGGTGTTGGTGAAAGCGCTGTTGATTATATTGATATTGGTCAATGTGTTTCTTTAATGAATCGTAGATTTTATCGTCAAGGCCTCGAATGGGCTGTATCGGGTTTTACGATTTTTACTGGGTCTGGTATTACTGGTAGTGTTACTATTGGTAAATTACCAGATACATGGATGTGTGATAATGGTTACACAAAAGCCTATCATGCTTGGAAGCGTCAGCAAGATGATGCTATTGAAGAGGCAGGGGCCGAGTCTGCTGTTGCAGCATTTAGAGATTTTAAGGTTCACATGGATGTTGACCATGTTGCTGCAGGTTTTGTTGGTAATCTTTTGCCACTTGGATTTACTGCAGGTGTTAATACCGGTGAATGGGAAGCTTCAAACATTGTAGTTCCCAATATTGTTCCAGATGCTTCTGGATCTACTGTAGATCCTACTGAGTATATGTTACACACTGTTGGTGTAAATAACAACGCAGGCGTAAGCCGAGGTATAATTGAAGGGTATGCTGATTCACGTGCTTTCCCACAATCGCCGGACCCTGTTAGTCCTGCTCTTGATTCAGACAATAATTGGCTGAGAGATATGTTCGATGTCGGTAACGACTCGTCAGAGATTGTAGATAATGCAATTGATACTAATGATCAGTTGCCATATGACCAGGTTAACTATCCTGGTGGAGAGACTATTACTCCGTTCTTACAGATTCATGATCAAGTTTA